TTGAGATTGGCATTCAAATCCTTAGAGCATTAGAAGCAAGTCTGCTTCATCTTCTAGTATTGACCATTCTACTTGCGCTTGAACGCTAACAGAGAATGCTGGACTTAGTGCAGAAGTCGTAGCCGTAATTGTTGCAGGCATTCTTACAGGTCGCGCTGGTGGTGTTTCTACAATTACAGGCGTTGGTGGTTGCGGTAGCGGCTCAACCTTTGGCTGGCGTATTGGTGGTGCAGGGTATGGGCGGTTAGAACCGTAACCCGGTATCTCTGGTTCTGGTGGTGTCGGCGGTATAACAGTTGCATTAGCCGTAGCTTCTAGTTCACCAAGAGAACCCATAAATACGGGTTTGATTGTTGGCAGGCTGTTTGCCGTTGCAGTCATTGCGCCTAGCTCAGATGCAGCCGTTGCAATGTGTGTAACTATTGCGCTTGCAGAGTTAGCAAGATCACCAAGCGGAGCATCTAATACTGGCAAGATTTGTGGAATAGTTGTAGCTGTGGAATTTATAGACCCAAGTGATGCAGTAGATGAAGCAGTGTGGCTTACTACTGAAATGCTTGAACTGGTCAATCCACCTAAAGCACCAGATGCAGAAACTACGACTACTGGCGTAGATGCAATGCTTGCATTAAGACCATTAAGACTTGCAGAACTTCTAGCTAACTGAGTAAACGTACCATCAAAACTAGATACGGCTGAGTCGTAAACTAAGTCGTTACTGTTATAGGCAGACTTGCCACCTACGGCAGATGAATCTAAAGCGCGTTGATCTAAGACCATCTGCGCAAGTCGCGCTAGACGATCAAGGTTTAATTCAAAGTCATTGAGTTCTGATGAACTCATGTCTTAGCTCGCTAGTGTAAGCGAAGTTGTAAATGATCCTGATGAGATCGTGTAGGTATCGCCTGCGGTGTAAGGATTACCCGTGATCGTTCCAGAGAACAAGAAACTGCCATCGGTTAGTGCATCCCAAGCGGTAAAGAATGTTGCATCTTGTGAACCGCTAATGTTTGTCCACGATACGTCAGCATCAGAAACAATAGACCCAGTGGATGCGCCAGCAAATGAAACAGCCTTGCGTGTGGTTTCTGTTGCGCCATTGGCGGTGCCAGCAGCACCCGGATCGCCTATGTGTAGTTGCACATAAACATTCGTCACGGCGTAAGCAGTGTTATTGCCTAAAGCATTTAACAAGCTATTCGCTAAGTGTGCGCTCATTCCAGTAGCCATTAGCCCTCAACTCTTTCAGTAACAGTAACAATCTTGCCATCATCATCACGTTCAACGGTTCTAATAACTGTGCGCTGTTGTGGTGCTTCAACAGTAACTTGTGGCGGTGCTACGTTAATGATCGCAGGCGGTACATTAACAACCGTTTCTGGCATCTGCACGTTTACATCGTGTGTACGTTGTACGTCATAAACAGACTCAGGAGCTGCTGGGTCAATCTGTGCAACTTGCTGCAACTGCGTAGACGGAACTCCTGTGTGATCTATGTTAGGAAGATTTAGAGCAGCCAAAACGCCAGCAGGATCGAACCCAGAATAGATAAGTTTCTGAGCCATCGTGACACGCTTGTCGGTTTCAACGAGTGAAGCAGCACCCAAATCCACGTTAGCCAAAGGAACGCGATAAACGTCACCACCTGTAACAGGTCGCAAATCTTCAAATCTTCTGATGTCATTGACTGAAAGGAATCCTGCCTGTGAACCGATTGAGTAACCATTCATTCTTGTAGCAAAGTCACCACGAAGTAAACCGTCTACGTTGAAACGAATAAACGCAGCATCAGGTAGAAGTGCGCTGTAAGCATCTTCAATCTTAGCTATGTATGGGCGCAAGGTATGAGTTACAAAGTTGATACCGTTTTGCTCTACTGATGCGTACGACATTGCACCGGGTGTTGTAACGCCGATCATGTGCGGTGGTACGCGGAAGATACGAGCTACTTCCTCAATCGCTAGCTTGCGACTATCTAGCATCTGAGCTTCATCTGGGTTAATGCCAGTCTTTACAAACTTTGCGCCACCTGTAAGTAGTCCAGTCTTGTGTGCCTTGCGGTAACCATCGTGACGGTTGCTAAAGCTATCAACTAGCTGTTTGGCTTGATCGCTCTTTAGGTCTTGTGGGGTTTCAATGATTCCCTGAGTAGTTGCGCCTTGACCAAAGAAACGTGAAGCAAAAGACTGCAACGCACTTGAAAGACCTAAGTTATCTTTCATCTCTGTAACACGCGACATGCCGCGTAGATCGCCAGCCTTGCGAAGCTCAGTAATTTGAAGCATGTCACGCTTGCTAACTGGCACGTCTTGATTATCGTCAATAATGTATTCAATTTCACGAGTGCGAATGTTGCGCACGACCTGAACGCGGTTAGGCGCAATACAAACTAGGTTTACTACATCGCCACGATTGTCACGGAATACACGAGTGAAAGAGTTACCGTCTAGCAATAATGAAATAAGAACTTGCTGGTAATGCTCAGAACGCAATAAGTCTACGTCTGGTCGCTGAATCCATGCAGGCTGTGGGCGATAAGGTACGCGGTCACCATCTACCCTGCGGAAACAATCAACTGGCAAAGTGCTAATAGTGTCGGAGATTAAAAGCACACAAGCGTAAAAAGCATTTATCTTCATCGCCTGTGTTTGATCTATGTTCGTTCCTGCTTCTGTGGTGAAAGCAAACGAATCGCCAGAACCCCAGATTGACTGGAAACTAATTGCGCGTTCCTCTTTATTACCGCCGGTCAAATTCCCAAGCATTACTTGCCTTTCTCAAATGCGATACCGACAAGCAAAATACTTACGCCAGCTGCGACTATTCCTAATGGCAGGATGAACAAACCTAGACCTATCGAGATTGTTGCTAGACCAACCACTTGCAGGATTGAGGGGATCACGCAAACTCCTAGAAGCTAAAGAACTGTGGCACAACGGGTTCTTCTCTTGAAACAGTTGCCCTATCAAATCCTATGATACTAGCAACGGCAGCATCTATCTTTCTCGGTGAACCTCTGTGTTCTTTCACAATTCTCGGTCCAAGTCTGTCAGTCTTAACTACCGCATTTGATAGGTGTCTTGTAAGTAATGGGTTGCCGTCATGGGTTAGCTTGTTAGATACCACTGCATCATAGAACTTTGCACAAGCTGGAACCATACGAGCCGGCGAAGTAGACGGCCACTCAACGATTGGAAATCCTGCTTCATCTAGAACTTGCATAGTGCGTTGCCAACGGAATGGGTCACAGGCTATCTCTTTGACGTTATGAGTAGAACAGAATTCAATAATTGTATTTTCTACATCTAGAATGTCCACGCGCCATTCATCATCATCTTCTGGCTGCTTTTCCCAAGCCTTGACCATAAAGACATAAGGTTGATCTTCGACAGTTACGCCGATGATTACAGATGCATCACCGCTAAACGAACCGTCAAAGCCTAAAACAACTGGAACTTCTGCGCCTATCTCACGCTGAATCTCTAGTTGTTCCCATGAGCCGTTAGGTAGCCAAGCTGTCTGACTGCTTACCCATTGGTTGCATCTCTTAGTTCTAAACTCTGCTTCTGGGGTTCTCTTAACCATTGCTGCAAAGTCTTTAGGGTCGTTGAGATCACCAAAGGCAGGGTTAGCGTCTTTCCAAGTTTGCTCTAAATGATGGTCTGCTTCTGCTTGCGCTTCCCACCAAGCCATGAAGAATGTTGGATCATCTATTTCTTTACGAGCTACTTTCTGCCCGTACTGATAAAGGTTGTATGCAATAGAATCTTGACCACTTGAATCTGCTCTTACGCCAGCAGTTGTAACACCAATGAGCATAGGCTCACGTCTTGCACCCATACCAAGTTGCATAACGTCAAAGAGTTCGCGGTTAGGTGCAGCATGAAGCTCATCAAAGATAACCATTGTGGGTGACAGACCCTCTTTAGTAAATGATTCACTTGATAGAACGCGATAAACAGAACCCGTTGCTGGTACTTCTATTGCATCTCGGTAGACATTGCAAAGTTCTTCTAATTCAGGTTCAGCCTGAATCATTTTCTTTGCATCACCGAAAACAATACGAGCCTGCTCTTTATCAGCTGCACAAGAATAAACTTCACCACCGTTAGGCCCCATGATTAAAGACCAAAGACCAATGCCAGAACCGATTGCTGATTTACCGTTCTTCCGGGCCATTCCAATTAGCGCAGTGCGGTGTCTAAACTTTCCGTCAGCACCAATAGCAAACAGATGCTTCATAAGTTCTTTCTGCCATTCGCGCATTTGCATCTTGTCACCTGCATAACCGGCAACAGTTTCCTTAGTCTGAATAGCAAAAGTATCTATGAAGTCTGAAACTTCCCAGCCACGCGATTTGTTAAGAGCTGCTTTGTTCACAGGTGTTAACCAAGTCGGTGGCCATGACTCAATTTTGGCTGGCACGAGATCGCAGTTCCTCTAGCTTTGATTGACGTTTAACTTCTGCCACGCCTAAACGTGATCTGTCTGTTGGCGTAAATCCTAAGAGCGAAAGGTTAGCGACTAACTGGCGGTCAAGATCGCGCAAGGCTTTACGTTCATCTGGTCGGTTATTCTGCATAACTTGAATGCGCAAGTTACGGCGTTCATCTAGAAGCTCGCAAGTCATAAGCAATAAATCAACATCGGTAGTAGGGCTTAACCAAGTTTGACCCATTCCCCAAATGCGATCCCAAAGTTCTTGACCTGCACTTAGTAGCTGACGTGATGGCTCTGGAATGTCATAGGCAGACGGCAACAGCACAAGTTCTTTTTGGTCTGGCAGTGTGCGCTTGCCCGGGTTGCCTGTTAAGCGTTTCTGTTCTATCGGTTTTGGTGGTCTACCTCTTGGAGCCATTTCAACCTACTAACTTTGAGCCGTTGGTAAGAATTGCACTTACACCTCGACAACGGAATTGTCGTGGCTTACTTCTAAGCCCTCAACGGCATTGGGATAAGGTAACGCTAGTTTAACAATTTTTCTTCTAATCTGCTTATCAAGAGGATACAAGTAACGATACTTGCCGTCAATCTTTCGGACTATCAAGTTCTTTTTTTCTTCATCTGTCAGCTTTGATAAAACCGTATCCCCACCAAATCCAGTCTTTCCAATCATTCTTTGGTGATACCACTTACCTTGATAAAAGTATTCTTTTGCTTCACTGCTCTTGCCTGTGTAAATCCAATTCATAGCTTGATAAATACCACCATGATGATTCTGCCTAGAGTCAGCGAAAGAAACTATCAAGCGCATTTTTGGATTGTCTAGTTTTAATTGCTTCATAGTCAAGCTGACAATTTGGCTAACTGGTGCTTTGTGATTTGTCAAAGCAACTCTAACTAATTCACAAACTTCTGTTTGTTGTAGTTCATAAGCAGCACCTAAGAGTGGTGAACTTCCACGACCATAAAGCACAGCACCAATAAACTTTTCATCTTCCCAAACACCAAATTTAATTAACTTTCCAATTGGCATTTGTTGCGAGTAATGAAAGTTCATAACTGCAAACTGAGCAGTCTTGTGATCTACTCCTGCTATTTGAATTGTCATACTGGCTCTATGTTGCCTTTGGAGTCTGTGCGCCATTCAAAAGAACAATTAGGGCAAGTTGTTGGTTTTAGTTCATCTAATCTTGGCTGTTCTTCCATAGTTGGCAGAAACTCAGGATCACTAGGCGGTTGCAAAGATTCAAAACCTAACTCCTCTAATTCCCAGCCGTTAGCATCTAGCTCTAACATTTGTTCTTTAAGAACGTCTGCATCCCATTCTGCAAGTTCTGCTGTTCTGTTATCAGCTAAAGCAAAGGCTTTGATTTGATCCCAAGTCCAGCCAATAGGTGTTCGAGCCACTGCGATCTCTGACCAGCCTAAAGACTTTGCAGCTTCTAGTGTTCCGTTGCCGGCTACAACTATCGAGTCAGGCGTTACAACAATTGGCTTACGTTGCCCAAATTTTTCTAATGAGCTTGCTATTGCTTTCAGATTCTTGCCGTCATGCTTTCGAGCATTAGCAGGATCAAAGGTCAAGCTGTTTATGTTTACAGTTTCAATGCGCAGTTCAGTCATGCAATCATTCTAGGCGAAAATCGCGCAAACATTGAATTTTTCAAAATCGGGAATTTCGCGACTTTACACATGGTGCTAGGTCGGG